GATCGCCCGGATCTCGAAGTAGCGTTTGCCTGCCGTGCGTGGAGCGCCCATCGTCTCGTACCCAGCATGCGGATCCGTGCCGCGTCCGAGACCTGCGATCGAGCCGACGATCTCTGCGACGACAGTGCCTTCGTACGGCGACACGTCCGTGCGCCACCCGCTCTGCGAACCCGGAGGCTCCGGCGCCTGCGGCATCGGCGGAATGAGTACGGTGTCCGGTTCGCCCGGCACAACTCGGTTCTCGATTCGACCGCGGCGCACGAACGCCCACCCGCCGACGGGCACCGTGCGTCCGCGCGGCCGGATCGTGGACCCACGCGTGAGGCCTCCGTTACTGACGGTCGCCACGCCGATCGGTAGTTCGACCGTCGAGGTGTCGTCAGTGTGGTGCGCGATCACGCGGCCAACGAGGACCGGTGCGTCGGGCAGCACCTCGGAGAGGAGGGCGTAGAGGTTGCGCGTCACGGCGTGCCTGCGACAAGGATCCGCGGCGACGCAGACGGCGCCTCGGTTTCGATGATTCCGCGGCGCACGAAGGCCCAACTGCCGACAGGCACGTGCGTGCCGCGTGGCCGGATGAGCGAACCCCGGGTGACCCCGCCGACACTGACCGTTGCCGTGCCGATAGGCAGTTCGACCGTCGAGGTGTCGTCGGTGTGGTGTGCGATCACACGGCCCACGAGGACCGGTGCGTCGGGACGCAGCGCCGCGAGGCGGAGAAACGCGTTGCTGCTCATGGGTAGGGGAAGTGCCGTTCGACGCCGATGGTCTGTTCAACTGTCGGCAGCGTGGCGTTGACCGCGACGGAGCGCACCACGCCGCGCCATGTGCCTACCTGCACGAGTTGCCCCGGGGAGAGCACACCAGGCCGCCCAGCGCCGGTCATGACGGGCAACGTCATCGTGATGCGCGCCTGCGGCCCCGATCCACCGAGCACGCTGCGTCCGCGCTGGAGCACGGCCACCGAATCGGTGATGAGGAGGTCCGTCACGAGCGGCGCCTGTGCGCTGCCGTCGGTGCCTGCGAGGTAGACCTGCCCGAGCACACCTTGCTGCTGTCCGCTGACCCACACGCTCGTGTAGTTGGGTTTGTCCGCACGCACGAAGCTGTCGCTGCGAATCGCCTCCTCGGCGATCACGACGTTGGGTGTCGTCGCCGCCCAGTCCGCCGGCATGCGCGGGTAACGGGGAACGACGAAGATCGTGTTGCTGGCTCGGTCGCAGATCACCGCCGCGCCGATCGCTTCGGACACCCGCTGCACCAGGGCGAGCGCGCTGCCTGCGAACGTCAGCACCTTGTCTGGGATATGCCAGTCCAGCACGTGCCACTCGATCGCGGTGCCGCTCTGTGCGTTCTCACACACCGCGCGCGCGGTGACGCGGCCGTCGTTGCCCCACTGGCTAGGGAGGGCGTAGGGCTCGCCGGAGACCATCGCGGCGCTGCGGCCGGTGATCGTCACCGAGCGGTCGGCCGGACCACTGCGCGTGCGGCTCGCCGACTCGACAAGAAAGAGCCAGTCGATGCTGTCGATCTCGACGCGCACAAGTTGCGGCGTCGTCGACTCGGCGAAGATGTCGTAGAGCGCCGGACGCCCTGACGCCGTGAGCGACCAGCACACCGAGCCGTCTTCCATCGACAACGAGACCGACTCTACCGGCAGTGCGGCGCCCGTCGCCTCAAGCGTCACGGCGAGCGTGTGCGTGTGGTAGTAACTCGCCTGCGCGGGAATCGTCCCGTCAGGGCTGAGTAGCGGGTAGACGGTGTCGCCGCTCGGGGGTGGGGGTGCCGCACCTTGCCCGCCGGGCATTCCTGAGTTGTCCCACGGCAGTTCGCACGTCGCCACGCCGTCCAGATTGGTCATTCCGATCGTGACCGATCCGTGGAATTGCGGGGTCACGATCGGGGTGCGGTTGATGCTCCGCGCCACCCAAAACGCCTCAGGCGCGACCAGGTCATCCCCGGCACTGATGCGGGAGAGACTGTGGATCGTTCCTCCGTCTCCGTAGGAGTGCTGGAGGTTATGACTAAGGACGAGCCGATGTCCTAGGGTGTTACTCCACCGGATGTCGAGCACGGTAGCTTGTTCGCTGTTGGTGCCGTTTCGCAGCAGCACCCGCCCCCCGCGCCGGAAGACCGGGACATGTCCACCCCACTCCGGCAACGCGTTGCGCGGGGAACCGACCGGAGGCGGATCGATCTGCGTGTACCCAGGCAACGGCAACCCGAACACATCCACGACCCGAATCTCGGACGCGCTCGGCTGGTCGAGGACGAACTTCCAGCCCAGTGCGAACGCAGGCTGCGGGATGCGCCGGTTCTGGTAGTACACCGGATCTTCAGGGGCCGGTTCGCACCGGACGCACAGTGTGTCGGTGCGTAGCGCAACGCCCGATGTCCCGATCAGCGGCGTGAAGTCGAGCGTCGTCGTCGCGACGCCAGCCGTGTTGACCCCCGTGCCGACGATCGCTGTGACACACGCCACTCCGTGCGCGCCCGTCGGCCCGAAGAACCGCAAGAGGTCTCCGACCGCCAGCGTGACCGTATCACCGGTGACGACGATGACGCGACCGAGCGTGTTGGTCAGAATCGTCGTCATGTCCGGGTCGCCCGGCTTCGGAATGAACTGCCCGGCGGTGACAAGCGCGTCGGCCGCCGCGCCGCGCGGTGTCTCGGTGCCTCCGTGCTGGAACATCACGGCTCGCGTCCCGACGTCGGCGTTGTCGACGTACGCCGACGCGGTGACAAACTCGGACGCACCTGCGACGCGCCCGAAATAGACCTTGCGAATCGAGAGCGACCCGTTCTCCGTGTCGGCGGGAATGCTGACTCCGGAGAACAGATTGTTCATGACGCCACTCACGAGCGGCCACGAGCGAGGCGCTCCGCCGCCGCCGGGGCTGTCGTCGAGAATCTCACCGGGGTAGAACCGGGTGTCTGCGGGACTCGGCATGTCAGAGCGTGCGCAAGCGCACCGTGAGGATGTAGAAGTCGCCTGCGGCCACGTCGGCGTACCCCACGACGGCGCGGGCTTCGATCGCGGCACCGGCTTCGTGGTCGAACACGACGGAGTGCGCCGCGCCTCGCAACGTGAGGGTCAGCGGGCCGGTCGTCGCGGCAAGTGCGTGAAGCGCGACAACATCCGCGCGCGACGCCCACCCCGTGTTGTCGTCGCCTTGCAGCGTGACCGCACGGCCCGCCGTGACGGGCTGTGCGTCGACCCAGAACGCACCGGTGATCGTGCGTCCGGTCTTCTGCGCGACCGGGTTCCACGCGAATTCGTCGACCCACTGCAGGTCGTCCGAGAGGTTGGCGGTCGTGCTGCCATTCGTCAGTGTGCTCATACCACTCCCGCGCTGCGTTGTGCCTGCTCGATCGCGCCGAGCAGCGCGTCGACCGTGGACTCACGTCCCGTGACCGGGAACGTCGTGCCCGCGACCACCAACTCGACGCGCACCGTACGTTCGGGTACGGCATTCGCCACCTGAGGCGGGATCGGGGTGGGCGTCGTCGGGGCCGGCACGGGGGCCGGTGTCGGAGCAGGAGCGGGCGAAGGTGTGGGTGCCGGGCTCGGCGACGGTGAAGGACTCGGTGATGGTGCCGGCGCAAGCAACGCCTGCACCGCCTCGAGCATCTGCTGCGCCTGTTGGTTCAGTCGCTGCGCTTCTGCAAGCTGCGCGGTCGTGACGCCACCTTGCGCGGCCTGCGATTGCAGGGCGGCGAGTTGCGCCGCGAGTTGCGCGGCGTACTGCTGCACGGCCGCGAGGTCGGCGATCGTCAGCGTGCCAGCGTCAAAGCGCGTGACGAGGTCGGCGGTCGGCGTGCTGGGTGTCGGAGCGGGCGTCGGCGCTGCACCCGGCCGGATGCCGTTCGTGTTCGACGCTGCGCCAGCCGAGGGGCGGATCCCTCCTGCGTTCGACGCAGGCGCACCGGTCGCGAGGCCGGAACTGCCGGGGCCTCCAGCACCCCCCGCCATGGCGCGCACGATGTCGAGGATCGCCCGCGCCTGGTTGTACTGCGCCTGCGTCTCCCGACGCCCCGCGGCGGAGAATGTCTCTCCCGGCGCGGCCTGCATGGCTTGCAGGTTGTGCGCCATGTTGTCGAACACAGCCTGCGCGATGCTCAGATCGCCAGCCGTAAGCGTTCCGGCCTGGAACCGGGCGAGCAGGTCGAAGAACGGGTCTCCACCGAGCGCGGCGCCTGCCGCGGAATTGCGCGAATTGCGCGCCGCGTCACTCGCCGCACTCTCGGCGGTGATCTGCTGGTTGCGCGTCGACGCGCTGCTGCTGAGGTCCACGGCCACGCGCTGCTGCACGAGACGACGCAGCGTTTCGATCTCCGCGTCGATGCTGCCGACGCGCGCACGCGCCGCGTCGTTCTCTTTGAGCATCGCGTCGATGTTCTTCAACCGCAGTTCGAGTTCGCGCTGCAGTTCGGGCGTGAGTTCTCCGCGCGAGCGCAGTTGCTCTATCTGAGACTGGATGAGCGCACGCTCTGCCTCGAGTTCCTGCCGCTTCGCTGTCGTCGACGACTGCACCTGCCGAATCTCGATTTCCTTCTGCCGCACCTTCGCTTCGGTCGCAGCACGTTCGTCTCCGAGCGCGTTCGCGATGGCTTCCGAATTGCGTGCCTCTTGCAGTTGCAGGGAGAGCCCCGCCTGTGCGATGCGTTGGTTCGCCACGCCGAGGTCGATCTGGTCCTTGCGCGCCTTGTTCGAGTCCTTAAGCGCGTCGCGGTACTTGGCCTCGGCTTCGGACGCTTTCTGCGTCGCCTCGGTCAACTTCTCCACCGGAACGAGGCCCTGCTCCACGAGGTCGCGCATGACGCGCAGCACGTCGTTCGCGGCGTCGAGTTCCTTGCGCCACTGCTCGACCTTGCCCGCGTTGTCCTGCGCGGTGACCGCGACAATGCGCAGGGCTGCAGCTTCGATCTCAGCGTTCTTCGCGGCCTGCCGTGCCTTCTCCGCCTCGGCCTCTTGCAACGCGAGTTTCTCTTTTCGCGTTTGCAGGTCTTTTTCCAGTGCGGCGGAAAGACCGACGTTCGCTTCGCGTTGTGCTTCGAGCGCAGCGATCAGGTTGCGCGTCTTCGCGATGTCCGCCTCGATCGAATCGGCGCCGCGATTGCGCGTCTCGATCTGCTGCTGGAGCACCGACAACGTCTCGCGACGCACGCGCAGTTCATTTTCCTGCGCGGGGGTCAGCGACCCGAGCGCGGCGCGTTGCGCTTCGATCGACGCGATCTCGTTCTGTGTGAGGAGGATCTGCCGTTCGATGCCGGCGACCTGGTCGCGCCGCGTGCCGGACGCTCCCTCGAGCACGCGCAGCGTCGCTTCGTGGGCGCGCAGTTCTTCCTCCTGCGCCTTCGTGAGCCCGCCGTGCGCGGCCTTCTGTGCCTCGATCGCCGCGATGACTTCACGCGCCTTCTCGACCTCGCGCGTGCGAGCCGCGAGCACGTCCTTCGATGCGTTCGCCACCGAAGATGCAGACAGCGCAGCCTGCGCACGCGCGGCGTTCTCGTCCCCCGACAACGCGATGATCTCGCGATGCACGTCGGCTTCGATCTTGCGCGCCTCGGCGATCTTCTCGGACACCTTGACCTGGTTCGAGGCGATCGTGGCTTCCTTCTCCGCAGCATCGATCGCCTGCCGGGTCGCCTTGTCGCGCGCGGCGATCTCGGCCTCGCGAGCCGCGACGCCCTGCTTGATGATGGCTTCGGTGTAGATGCGCTCTTGGTTCAGCCGCGTGTCCGCCGCGTGCTGCCCGTTGACAAGTCCGATGAGATCGGAGGTGCGGTCGATGAGCCAGTTGACTCCGGACTTGATCTCGTCCTTGAGGATGAACGCCGTGAAAAGCGCGCCGGGCACGCCGCCGACGACGGCGAGCAGGCCGCGCGCGGCCCCGGCGATGCCGCCGAGTGCCGTGCCTAGGAGCCCCGCACCGCGCGCGGCTTCTCCTGCGGCAGCAGGCACCTTGCCGATCGCTCCCGCGGCGAGACCCATCGTGTTGACGGAACGCGCCGCCGCCGCGGTCATCACGTCGAGAGCGACCGCCTTCTCCCGCACCGCGGCGCCGCTCTTGTGTGCCGCCAGTTCCACCTTGAGCGCGGCCTGTTCTGCCAAGCGCATCGCCTGTGCGTTGCGGATCGCCGCGTCGCTCGCGCGCACCCCTGCGACAGTCGTCGTCGACATGGCGACGGCGTTGCGTTCGAGCGCGCCCGACAAGGTGGCAAACGCCCCAGTCGCACCGGTAACCGCCGCCGCATGCCCCTTCGTCGCCGTCGCAGCCGCTGTCGTCGCTGCGGCGTTGCGCTTGAGGGCCGCGAGGTCGACATCGAGCGCAGCGGTGTGCACTTTGACCGAGGTCGCGGTCCGGTCAGTCGCGCCTGCGCTCGCGCCCTGTGCAGCGGCGTTGCGCTCGAGGGCGGCGAGGTCGACATCGAGCGCAACGGTGTGCGCCTTGACCGAAGCCGTCGAGCGATCGACCGCCACGGTGTTCGCACCCCGCGCTCCGGCCGCGGCGTTGCGCTCGAGGGCGGCGAGGTCGACATCGAGCGCAGCAGTGTGGCGCTGCACGGCCGCGGTCGAGCGATCGACAGGCGCCGTGTTCCCGCCTTGCGTGTTGGCGATGTTCGCCGCACGCGCGGCGCCGGCGTCTGCTTCGAGCGCCGCGGTGTGGCGCTGCACGGCCGCGGTCGACCGGTCTACCGGAGCGGTGTTCGCCCCCTGCGTGTTCGCGGTCGCCGCCGCGCGAGCTGCGACAGCGTTGGCTTCGAGCGCAAGAGTGTGCTGCTGCACCGACGTGGTCGCCACGCGATCCGCGGCGGCCCGTTCGCCCAGTGCCACAGACGCCGCGCGCGTGGACTGTGCGTTCGTCGCACTCGCCGCCGACGCGCCTTCGACGGCCTGCTGGTTCGCCCGCGCCGCAAGGGCCGCGCGTTGCTGCGCGGTCGCGTTGTCGCGCGCGGCGTCTTTCAGACCGAGGAAGCCTCGGACGGCGTCGACGACCTTGATCGCGGCGAACGCCTTGCCCACCCCGACCGCGACCTGCAAGATGCTGTCGAGGTTCGACGCGACGCCGTCAAGAACCGAAATCAGGCCCTTGAACGCCGAGGTGTCGTTGGCCTGCTGCGCGGTCTGCGTCAGTGCGTTCTTGAACCGTGCCCACGCAGCGGCGAGGCCCTCGACGCGCTTCTCGCTGTCGCCGAACGCACCGGTCATCCCGCGCTGGAACGCCTGGAAGAACTCCTGCGACGAGAGGCCGCTCTTGATGAGTTCGAGCAGACGCGCGTTCGTAACCCCGAGCCCGTCTGCCGTGATGCGCAGCGCACCGGGCAGTGACTCGCCCAACTGCCCTTGCAGTTCTTCGAGGCTGACCTTGCCCTTGTTCGCGATCTGACCGAGGGCCGTGAGGATCAGGCCCGCGCGCTCGGTGCCGAGCCCGAGGCGTCCGGCCGTGTTGGCGACCTGCTCGAACACGTTGCGCGTCGTCTCGGCCGCGATGCCGGAGCTCGACATCGCCGCCTGGAAGCGGATGAAGTCCTGCGAGAGTGCGCCGACAGCGAGACCGGAGTTGTTCGCGGTCTGCTGGAGGAACCCGATCATTGCCGCCGCGGACTCGGTCGATCCGGTGATCGCGGTCAGCGATCGGCGCAGCGTCTCGATCTCGATGTTCGCGTCGAAGAACTTGCGCCCGAGTTCGACGCCGGAGTAGAGCGCGGCGAACTGCGCGAACTGCGCGCGGAGGAACCCGACAGCACGGCCGCTGTCGTCACTGGCCTGCGCGACACCGCGAAGTTCGTTACGCAGTGCCTCGAGCCGCGTCGCGCTGGACGCGAACGCACGACGGAACTCTTCGCCGGTGACGCGCGTGTCGGCCGCGAGGCGCACCACCGCAGCGTCGACGTCACGGATCTCGGCTTCGATCGCCTGTGCACTGCGCACCCCGGCGCGCGCGAAACGCTCCTCGAACGCACGCGCCGCGGCGGCGTTGCTGTCCGCGAGTTCCTTCGCGGCGAGGGCCGCGTCGTCGGCGGCCTTCCGCTGCGCGTCTCCCGCGCGCTGCGACACGGCGGCGATCGTGCCGAACGCCGACTTCGCGGACGCCTCGGCCCGCTCGAACGCTGTGACCTCGGCGTCGGCGGCTTGCTTCGCGGCTTGTTCGCGTGCCTGCACCACGTGCCGCATGAGTGCGAGGTTGCGCTCGTTCGACTCGGCGACAAGAGCGGCGATGCGCGCGAGGCGCTGCTCTTCCTCGGCGGTGCGGACGATGCCGGCCTGGACCTTCGTGAGTTCGCCGTAGACGCGCTCCAGCGACGCCTGCAACTGCCCCTGCGCCGCGGCGAGGTCGGTCGTCTCGACGCCGTTGCGTTGTAGCTCGTCGGCGCTGCGGTCGAGCACGTCGCGCCGCTGATCGAGCGCAGTGTTCGCCGAGCGCAGCGCACCAGCGAGCCCCGCGTTCTCGCGGTTGAACGTGGCGAGGTCGTCCTTCGCCTGTCGCGTTGCGTTGCGCGCTTCGGTCAGCGCGTCGGCCGTCTCGCGTACGGCGCCGCGAGCGCGCACCTGGTCGCCGACGAGTTCTCGCAGTCGCGTCGTGTACTCCGCCGTGCCACGCGTGCTGGCGTCGGCGTTCGCTCGGTGCAGCGCGAGAGCATCGGACGCCTCCGCAGAGGCACGACGCGCGGCCTGGTACGCGGCAGCAACGTCGCGGTGGGTCGCCTTCGCCTGCGTGACGACAGCTTCGAGTTCGCGCTGGCGTGCGGTGAACTGCTGCGTCGCCTGCGCGGCCTCGCGTTGCGCGGCGCCGAGGACCTCGATGTCGTCGCGCAGGGACGAGATCTGCTGCAGCCCCTGTGCCTGCTGCCCGAGTTTGTCGAACTCTTTCGCGAGGCGTTCGAACTCGGGCGCGGCCGCGCCCCCTTCGGCCGCGAGTCCACGGACCTCGTCGGCAAGGCGCTGGATACGCTCGGCGCCAGTGGTCGTGACAGTGACGGGTACGCGAACGTCGGTCGTTGCCATGCTTGCTCAGTCGGAAAGAGAAAGGGGGCGCTCGGTTGCCCGATGCGCCCCCTTGCCGGCGGCTCTCCCGAGCCCGTCGGTGCGTCGGCTGGCTTACGCCACGACGCGGACGGTGAACGGCTCGTCTTCGCCGGACGGCGTCTCGAGCAGACCGGCCAGCGACACCGTGGCGAAGTCGTCCGCCAGGAAGTCGATCGGCGATGTCGGGGCCAGCACGGCTTCGCGGATCGTCACGCGGCACATCTGGCCCGAAACGAAGTTCGCGCCCTCGAAGCGGAAGCGCGCGCGGATCTGCGTCTGCGTGGCGCCGCTGATGGTGTAGCCCGCAGGGTCGCCGACGGTGGGCACGTCGACCGCGGTGGCCGCGACGGTGCCGAACAGCGCGAGGGCCAGCGTGTCCTTCGTGACTTCGGTCAGTCGGACCGCGAACTCGGGAGGTTCGGGAATGGTCACCGTGGCGATGGCCTGACCGTAGCGCGCGCGCGAACGAGAAGCGAGCACCTTGCGGGTCGCCTTCGGCGTGATCTCGAACTGGTTGGCCTCGAACGGACCCTGTTCCGCACCCCATGTCGCGGTCGTCGGGTTGTACCGTTCGAAGTAGACCTCCCCCGAACCCATGAAGCCAGCCGGCATGTCTGTCCCTTCGACGTAGTAGTTGCGCGGATCGCGATTTCGCGCGCAATTCTAGGTTTCGCAACCGCGCAAGTTGCGCGGTCGGATTGCGCGGTCAGACCATGTGGTCGGCGTAGGTCACGTGCACGCCGACGCGTGCGCTGACGAAGGACGTGCCCGCGACGTTCTCTCCGATGACGCGGCCGGCGTACTTCATCTGCACGACCCGCGTGCCGACCGTCAGGTCACCCGTGAATAGCGCACGCTTGATGTCGGCGACGATCGCGCGCGCGACGACGTTCGGGTTGTCGGGGTCGCACGGCGCGAAGCCCTCGACGACGTACTCGGTGGTGTTCTTGAACGCACGGCGCGTGCCGTCGTCGATCTTCTCGTCGCCCTCGAAGATGACGGCGCACGGTGTGTTCTCCGGGCCGATCGCACGCTTGCCCTGGTAGACGCGAGTGCCGCAGTCGGTGAGGTACCCGTTGGCGATTCGGATCGTGGTGAGTTTCGCGACCCAGGCGTCGGCGATGTCGTCGGCGATCATGCGAGAGCTCCGGTGATGATGGCTTCGACCTCGGCGGTGGCCTCGTCACGGAGGAGCGTGCGGAGGTCGGGCGCAGCGCGTCGCGCCGCGTCTCGGAAGAGCCGGTACACGGCCGGGCCGTGCAGCAACTTCAACTTGCCGTTGGGTTGGCGCTGGAACACCGCCATGCCGCCGGACTGGATACCTCGGTTCCCGGCGCGGGCCGGCGCGAGGAACGCGGTCGCGATGCGCTTGCGCGCAGAGCGCAGCACGTGCACGGAGACGCCGGCGGCCTTCTGGTCGACCGGGATGCCGCGCATCGGGTCGCCGCGGCGGGCCTGCCAGCGCAGGAACGCGCCGGCCTTGTGCGGGTTGCGCCCCCACTTGCCGATGAGTTTCGCGATCGACGCGTTCGGGTACTTGACGCCCTGCGTCAGTTGCGCGGGGTTGTAGTTGCGCAGCGTGACGAGCGGGTTCCGCAGTCCCAGCGAAGACGCGCTGGCACGTCGGGCCGGCGCGACCATCACGGCCTCCTGCACGGCCTGTCGTTCCGTTGCCGGCAACACTGTCGTGCGCTGCTCGATGAATGCCGGGGGCAGGGCGACGCGCGCGCCGATCTGCGTGCGCAAGGTCGCGATGCCGCGTTGCGCGGTGCGATTCGCCGCACGCGCGGCTCCGGCCTTGAGTTGCTCCGGGCCGATCCGCGCCAGGCGGTCCGCGACGC